CGAGCGAAAAGATTGAATTCTTCTGGCGTAATATACCCATTGTTATCTTTATTAAGGGTAGCCATTACCGTGTTTCTCACTTCGTTTATCATAGAGGCATCGTTTACACAAAGATAATAAAAAAAAAGAGTCTCGTTTACAAAACTCCCTATTTACGAGAATACTATTGCCGTCACCGTTATTGGCACTCCCGCAATAGTAGGCATATCCACCATCTGGCTACTATCATCAAACCCCTCGGCATTGACTATTAATACTGCCGTCATTATCGCATCTTTAAGAGGATAATTAGCAGTACTATCATCAGCGTGGGTAATGACTACTTTTCCTGTGGTAACATCTGCACTTGCAGAATCCACATAGGAATGGGCATTAGTGAAATAGATCGTTGTGCTAGTGACACTATCCTGTTGGACAAGACTCACTTTGCTACCAATGATATACTGAGTATAGCTAGTAGCGGCAGTAACAAATATGGAGATATACTTGTTCATATGACAAAGATAACTTAAAGAGAGTTCTTAACAAAACACCCTTATTATATCTTACATCTCGATTAGGAGAAAGCAATTATTGCCAAAGACATTCCTGATGGTTTGACAACATCAGTTGCCGAATCAGGTGCTGAACTATGAGAGGCCGCTAATTTCATTGCAGTTTGGATAGCTTGTTGTAAATCACCTGCTGAATGGGTGATAGTACAAGTATTCAAAGCAGGTGATGCATAGCTAATCACACATGAAGTAGTAGAGGCTTGATTTGCGAAAATTGGTTTCGAAGAAATCAAATATTCCGTTTCTAATGTTGCTGATACTACCACATATGTTTCGGTGTTAGCCATGATATTAGCTGATAAGGTAAGTACCGTTTCGCTATCTACCACAGTTATTGTTGCCGAAGTATCATCGGTGGTATTATATACAATATCACCAACATTAACACCATTAGTAACAAATGTTGCTGCCGTGTCATTAAGTTCAGAGGCTACTGTAGAAGTTGCTGCACCACTCTCTAAGGTAGTGTTCATTCCTATTGATAAAAAATCTGCCATTTTTTTATATTTTTTTTATAAATTTTAAAACTTGCATAAATATACAACTATTTATCTTCTTCTAATAACTTTGAAAGCAATTCATATGCCTCAATGCCCTCATTGGTTTTAAAATACGCAACTGTTGCCTTTACCCAATGCTCATTTAACGGCACGGTAAACATCCTACGCTTATTGCCATCGATATTAAAAAAGACATCACGATTCTTATTACGTGTTCTGAGCCATCCTTTTTGGAATAATAAAGCTGCCGTATTATCTAACTTCAATTTAGGATCATTGGCAATCTCCATAAAGTCCTCTGGATTTCGTTCTGCATATAATAATACATCTCTGCGTATTTCAGCTGAAGACATTTTATCGACATGAAGACCTAACATCACTCGACCTATTGCCTCTAACACATCAATAGACATCTCTTTCGCCATTACTTGGGCATCAAGAACAATATTCATATCTTCCAGTTCTGCCTGGGCATCACGCTCCGTATTAACTTCCTCGAATACTACCCCATTAAGAGGATGTATGGTCAAAAACTTTTGCCGGATAATATCGCCTTTGCGAACTATCAAAGAGCCATCTTCAAAAATGATAGGTTCTAAAATGGCATTGCCATCTTGTTCATCTTCAAAAAAGGATTTTTGATTTGTAGCAAATCGTAATGCACGATTGGTAGTGCCGTCATAATGCAATAAGGCTTGTCTATGAGTATGCCTCGTTGGTAACATATAACATATAGGAGTAGCATCGGTTATTAACCGATAGATCCTATCTTTAGATTTTGTTGTAGTTGAATTCTGTAACATAATTAGATTTGATTTGATTAAATTAAAAGATAGGAGGGTTTAACCCCTCCCATCTACTTATCACACACTAAACTTAAATTCCTCCTGCATTCTGGAATAAGAAGAAGTTATTCGCTCCCAGAGTACAAAGACATCTTTCAGAAAGGAAACTAACATTCATTTCATCAATGGTGCTAGTCTGCGCTCCTCCTGCAGAACCTGTAATCCAAGATTTATATCTCCTATCCTCAGTTTCAGATGCTCGATACCTAACGTGTAAGAAAGGTCTTTTAGCATTCTTTCCAAGAATCTGATCATAAACGCTAGTAGAACCTGCTGGGACTAATACCCCATTAATTCCACCACCATCGGTATCACCTCTTAAAGTTGCATCGTTAAGATACTTCCAGTCAGTTTTATAAAATTCATATCCTCTTTTAAATCCGTGGAAACCAAGGTTTAAAGCCATATCTTCATCGTTGTCAAAAAGACCATATGAAGTGCCTCCAGCTCCGTAGGAGTTTTGGGCCGCTAACATATCATCGACATCGAATCCGAATTGTCTGTTTAAGAAGATCACATTTTCCTGAATGGCTCCCTGCTTATCAAGTCTTTGGATAATAGCATCGAAGTCGGCTAATGAAGTTGGGTTACCACCTCCAAATACGTTACCTCTAGCATTTATAGCATCAAACAATCCTTGAGTACCTGCACTCTGTGGGAGTGTAGAACCAACGGGATATGCTGAAGACACTAAGAACGCTGCTGCTCCAGAACCTGTTTGTGCCGGAACACCCTCAATCATTGACATCTCAAGATAGTCATCGAATCTCAAACGAGTATCATGTTCAGATTTCAAATACCATAAGTATCCTGTGGCTCCATTTTCAGAGGTAATTTCTACCCATCCAATCTGTGCCATATCAGAACCTGCTACAGTATAGTTTTCTTTGATGATGATCGGTTTGTTATCCAAGAAGATATCTTCAGAATCTAGAGAGTCTATCATCCCTCCATCTCCTTTTCTGAATTCAGAGCCATAAACGAAGACACTACAACTAGTTGCTGCCGGAATGGTCTGATTTGCCTCGTAGTAAGCTACGGTAAACTCATCAGTTGTTCCTACACCTACAGTAGTAATAATACCTTTATTGGAATTTGCTCCACCATCTTCAGAAAGAAAAACTGTTTGACCAATTCTGAAGTTACATATAGGATTTGTTCCTCCTGCTCCTGGACCAGTAAGCCACACGACTGGCCCTGCTGCTGGACCTGCTGCTATTGCCGTTTCTGCTCCTACATACTTGGTATGTAATCTGCCTTGTTCTGCCCATTTAACCATATCTGAATTTGTGGGTAGTTCTGCTCCCACCATTCTTAAAAACGATGCTACCGTTCTATTACCATATCTTTCAAATTCCTTTTCATATGTATCAGGTAAGTACTGATTCAAGAAGTTGAAATTGGTTATATAATTAGTAGGCAAAGTAGTTTTCGATGCGGACGGGGTTAATTCAAAACCCGGTACCGCTTGTACACCTGCTGCCATAATATTTTAATTTTTTGTTTTCAATTTTTAATTATTTTTATTTGATCGTATTATTAGCCTGGAACCCAATTTCTCATTACTCATATTGGTTACCTTAAAGCCTCCAGTATTTACACTCTCTGGAGCAGATCGAACTGATCCCATATCAATGTTCTTTGTTTCTTTAGTTACATTGTCTATAGTATCTGCTTTGCCCTGCTCATAAAAGAACTTTGCAAATCCCTCTGGATTTAAAGCTACCGCTAATGAGCGATGATATTCCCCAACATCATTTACAAATCCATCTTTATTGATGTGCTTGTTAACAAACTTCTCTAAATTAGCTTGTGAATTTCGCATTTGTTCCCCGTTACCAGGTTTATAAACAACATTTTTATCATCTCCTATGGAAAACTCAAAACCTTTGAAGTCTTCAGAAAACAATTCATTTGTTTTTGTTGCGAAATACTCTTGCCTCTTTTGAGTATGTTCTTGTTGAGATTTGGACTCTTTGGCTGACTTTTTAAAAGCATCATAGCTTTTCTGATCATCTTCCGAAAGACCTGCCCCGGCAGACTCTACTGGTACTAGGTATTCTTTTTTCAGATTCTCGAAATACTCTTTCGCTTTAGAAAGTTCCTGTTTTTTAGCTATCGTACGTTTTTTACCCTCTCTCTCGTCATCATAATCTGGATCATATCCATAATTTGAATCCATCTCAAACTTAATATCCTCTTCATCAAGATGAGGTTTAGTTTGTTTCCAGTACTCGGCTAAAAGATTGTCCGGGTCAAAGTCATCATAATTAACACTCAACTGAGCATAATCATTTATCCCTCGTCCCGTTTCTTTTCTATACTTCATAAAAGCTGCGACATCCTCTGGGAGGTCGGCATCCTTATCTTCAGTATTTAAGAGTTCATCAATAGAGTTAACTTCTCTATCGTATTTATCATTAATATATGAAAGAACGCTATTTTCATTAAGATCAAGTTCCTCTTTTTTAAGGGGTGCTTCATCTGTGGTTGGTTCAGTAGTGACATTTTGGTCTTTAGAAATTGGCTCCGTCTTTTCCACGTTCGTGGTTTCGGTAGCCGGGAGAGACTCATCTTTTTCCTTTAAAAGATTAGCCTCAATTTCTTGTGCTGACTTTGTGTCGGTATCGTCAAGAGACTTAACTTGAAACTCTGCCATATTAGATTAGATTTAATTTTAGTATTTAGTATCCACCTAACAAAGTTAGTAAATTTTTTTTACTTTTTCCTAACCTGGGTCAAATTGAGCCATATCAAAGCCATCTAGTGTGTCTTCATTTGACTCAAAATCCATAGTCGGCCCCCGTTGTTGGCGTTGGTCAATTAGATGTGATTGCTGGGTATTTTGTTGAGATACCCGCTGATCTTTAGCTTTCTCCCTTTCCGTTTCTCGATTCTGCAAATTGTCTCCCTCTTGTCTTTTCAACTGCATCTGCATCTTAAATTCTGTTTGCATAAGTTCCTGCTTGAGGTTCTTCTCTGCGGTAAGCTTTTCTATTTCGAATGCCGCCTCGGCTTGTTCAATCTTTATCTTCGACTGGGTGTGCATTTCTATTTTTTGCATCTCCGTTTGGGCCGCTGCCTGTTGTGACTGCATATTTATTTGTGACTGCATCTGCATTTTCTTTTCTTCAGCCTCTTGGTCTTGTTTTTGTTTTTCTTTTCTTTTTACTTTAAGCAATTCATTGGCTAACTTCAAATTTGAAAGTAACCTAATATCAATGGCATCTTCGAGATTAATGCTATCTTTCTGGAGTGCCATTTGAATATTGGATTCTAATTGGGCTTTCTCCTCCTCATCCGGACTTACTTCAATAAATATTCCGAAGTCATGTAAGTATAATTTATTTACATCTTCGAGAAGATTAATATTATACTTTCCTATTTGATTGGCGAATTCCTCCCTAAAGTCGGAGTACTCTAATATGTCTGCCATTCTAATGGATAAAGCTTCGGCTAATCTCTTCGTAATAAATAAGCTACCCTCCAGAATATGTCTAGTAGCCGTATTAGAATTAAGTGCCGCTAATTTCTGAAGACCTACTAATGAGTTAGGATCAGGAGTAGATGCATCTCGAGCTTCATTAAGTCCCGTTACATCTCTTATCATATTAAGATAGTGATTATAACTCTCTACTAGACTCTTGATTTTTGCTTGACCGCTATTAGCATTAAGTTCTTGTATGGGAATTTTAGCGTGGTTATATTCCCCATCCTGGGTAAAACTTCTTCCTATCACACTACCAGTTTGGAAATACAATCTCAAAGCATCTTCCGGAGTATAGGCTGCCCCAGTCCCAAGGTCTACTTCATTTAAGCCATCGGCATCAATGAATACTCCATCGGGAACCACTCTTTGCAATACCTGTTGCAATTTGAGGTGGGTCATTTGAATTAGGTCGGCAAAAGGTATCATCCTCCTCACTAGTGATTCAATGACTCCTTTATATGTTCTGGGGGCCACAGCCACATAATTGGGCAATGCAAACTGCGATGCCGATTGTGGACGGACCATGTTTTTTGCTAACTCCCATTTTAAAAGATAATTACTACCTAATACCATTATGCCCTCGTACCAGACATCAATTCTACGCTCTTGCTTTATAAATCTATCTTGATCATCAGTTTCGGGATTGAAGTTTTCATCTTTACGCAATGTTCTTTCACCCCCATTCTCTAGAAATTTTTTCTTATAGACCATATGTTTTGTGGTCTTATAATTATAATAGAGTAGGGTAACCACATCTTTTTCAAACATACTGTCTCTATAGGGGCGTAATATCCCATAATAATCGAACCACGCAGACCCTAGTTGTACTATATCTTTTAACTCATCATCAGTTATTTCTGGATTTATCTTGATAAGTTCTGAAACGGGGATACGTTTTACCTCACCAAAATAAAAGCAATCTTCAAAAGTTGGAGACTCGGTATAGCTATATACTACATTTGCCGGATCTACATAATCTATTTGTACTCCACTATTAGGCAAAAATGAATGTTTAAGCATTCCCACTCCCAACACCATGAGGTCATAATCTACTCTACGCCTAATATCATCATAATGATTCTCCTTTAAAAGGGTTTGTATACCCTCCTCTTCGGCTATTTCTATTCCCGGTTTGTAATTCATTTGCATATAAAGAGCCAGTTCTTGATCCGATTCGGGCAACTTATCGGCTTGGACATTAAAGGCATTGACCCCAAAATCTTTTTCTGTTTGCAATAAAAAGTCTTTAGCTATCATATCTCCCTCAATCATATTCTGATATGCCGACTTTCGCTCCGATGCCATAGCATCTACTGCCTCGGCTTTGACGGTAAAGAGTCTATCATTCATGCCATTAACTACAATGTCTACATATTTGGGAATGATGGGGACAGGTGTCCAGTCTAAATTCAAGTAGGACATATCGCCATCAACGGCAAATTCCGTTTTATATTTAGCAACCGACTGCTCCCCTCTAGCATAAAGTTTCCGTCTATGGAATTCGAGCCATTGATTATAAAATTGACAGGTGTTGCCATCTCTCCGGAACCATTCAAACTGTATAGCTTGTCCTATGCGTAACCCAAAGTCGGGTGAGGCTTTTTCACTATCAGAGGCTAGTTGTCCAGGAAAGGATAAGGGGCTAATAATAATTGGTGAATATTTCATTATTTTATAATTTGGCTTATTGATCCTTTATTGGTGTATCTTGCAAATTTAACGCTTATTTTTGATTCTTTCTTAATGGGGCTATAAATATGTCTTTGATTTGCCATTATGGCGAGTCCGGAGCTGATGGCGGCATCATACTTCGTTCTCCTAGTAATATCAAATCTCGCCCAGTCCATTAATGTACGAGTAAAAAACATATCTCCCATCTCATCACTCTCTCTATATGTCCCCTCGCTATCATACCCCACATATTTTTCTATATAGGATTCTATTGCTGCGGCATGGCATTGCTTTATATCTTCAGAAGTATTGGGTATTCCTCCCAGTTCTCTCTCCGTTTTGGATAGCTTGGCATTAGGCTTGTCCGGTCGGTTCATTGAAAATCCCCTATATCCCCTATTTTTAAAGTGATAAAGGAGGCGAGGTTTATTGTTCTCTATTAAAATTGGCATCCCATAAAAGACACACGCCATTAAAACTTCCTCAAAGAATATCTCTGCCGTTTGGGGACGGGCGATATATTCTAAAAAAAAGTGATTGGTAGGAGCATCATCCATATGAAATGTGGTCAGTCCGTGAAGAGAACCTTTTGATCCTCCCCCTACTACCACGCCAGAAATGTCATAGGGGTCACATCCAAACACTCCTAAATGATCATTGCCTGCATATTTGCCATTCCTTTTTTCTAATACATTGTTGCGAAGATGAAGAGGGGGTATCCATGACACCAAAAATCTTCCTCTTCTATCAGGACTCCATATTACTTCACTATCTTTTTCTCCATTTTTCCAATGGAATGTCCCTCGTGTGAGAACGTGAGCGGGAATTAAATCGCCATTATAATCTATCTGTTGATATAACTTCGTTAGATTAAATAAAGAATTCTTGCTTTCGTCTCTAAAGGCATGAGCCTGGGTACGTGGGAACTGCCGATAAAACTCATTTAAAGCATCGGCATCATGTTTCAAAGAGTCAACTTCATTATTCCAGTAATCTACTACTCCTTGAGAAATGAATCCCCCATCTATAGATTCGACTTTCTCTTCTGGGGTAGTCAGTACGGGCCATCCGTACCTATCCATAAAGCCCTCGAAGTTCCACTCCATAGGAATAAATAAGGAATAGAGTCCAGACTTTGTCTGTCCATTGGCATTCCTTGTATCGGGACTAGAGTCCTCGAATAGTTTTTTGAAATTCTCCCCTCCTTTATCCAAGGCATTAGAGGTTGATCCCATCAAACATTTACCTACTATCCTACTGCCTAATCTTAAACACGTTTTTGTTACCCTCCAGTTATTTAATATGTTCTCTGGTCGATCCCATTTCCCCGACTCATCATGGATGAGCCTCAATAGTTTCTCTCCATCATAGCTATTATCAGAAGTATTTTTCCAATCGATAACGGTATCCAGACCATCAATTGCCATATCTTCCGTTTCAAACATATTCTTTCGAGTAATCTTGGAGGCAGGCACACGAAAGGCTAGTTCTGTTTTCGGTTTATCCATCCCATCCTGGATGGGTTTAAAAAAGAATGGGTAATGATTAGATATTGGAACCACCTTATCTGTAAACATCTTTTTGGCATCGGCTCCCGTTTTTGAAAGAATGCCTATTCTCGCATCACGAGTAATGGTAGCAGTATGTACTCCAGCTGCAGAACTCATAAAAGAAAATCCCGACCGTCTGTTTTTGAGATAACACATCCCATAACATCTAAAATCAGCTACACATCCCTCCCAAAAGAGATAAAATATTCTGTTTGCCTCACGGAACTCCGGATGACCTACATCTATCTTTGTCCATTGGAGATACATATAGTGAGTGCCACTAATAAAGGTAGGCTCCTTATTATTATATAGCCAGTATCCTTTTTCCCTTTTCTCATATTCTCTTTCGATATAATCTATCCATTTGCTTTTAAAGATATTATCCCTTTTGTTCCAGTCAAATATAGTCCGAATCCGGGATAAATCTTTGGGATATTCTTTGCGTACCCATCGACCCTCACCTTTAGGTAAAGATTTTGGGGGCATCGGTAGTCCTATCCTAAAGCCATTTATCTCGTAGATATCTCCCAAGGTTCCATCTCTGGAGATAATGACAATATCATATTTCTCATTATATCCATACTTCCATGCCTTTAAACGATTTTTGTTTTTAACAACCGTGTTAGGGATGGGGAAAGCAGAAGTAAGAGTTGGTATTATAGTATATAGCCCTTTATCCATTATTGTGATCTTCGTTCAGCAAATCCTTGAGCAAGGGTTTTTTCGTATGCAGAGGGATCTCCCTCTAATATCGCTCTCTCATCTTGGATACGCTGAAGAATCTCAAAGGCATCGAATACTGCCAGTTTCTTCGTGGCAGCGGCATTCTTCAATCTGTCAGCTGCCAGTTCATCTTCGGGATCTGGCTTTATTATTTCTTCACGAGCAACTTTTATCAATTGCCGGACAGCTAATTCTCCGGCTTCAATAATTTTAATCTTTAAGTCGTTTATATCTATAACTTTAGGCATATATTTCTTGTAAACATTCGATACAATTTCTCTCCCTCAATTTCAAAAGCGTACTCGCTTTCTGGGGCAAAGGATATTTTATCTCCCACTTTCAATCCCAGAGAAATTAACTGGTCATTAATATACGCAATTTCTCCAATAAGAAATAATTCCTTTGGCTCTTCAACATTAAAATTAGCGTAATTTAAAGCGGTATTGGGTAAAGGGCGAATGAAACAATACGGGTTGTGGGCTTTCCATTGACCATCACTTTTATATAAAAAGAACTGATCCCAGTATACTACATATATATCATCCTTAACATAGGAGGGGCCAGAGCGTTCTCGTCCTTTCATATCATAATATTTTCTAAATACATTATGATGAACCAACAGAATGTCTCCTCGTTTTATGCCTCCTTGGTATCCCATAGGGATAGCCTCCACTATTCCATAGCGATTAGTAACCGTATGGTCTTCCTGGGAGGTGCTTATCACTAAGCCATCTTCGTTAATATTATTATATCTTCTTCCTCCTTTAGGTTTTATAATAAAATTATAAGGAGACTGCATTAGGTAAAAGATATATTATATTCTATAGAATAGGGCATATTGGCATTGAACTCTTTCCACAATACCACTTCTTTACCTTTGCTTATCCATATTTTTATATTACCATTGTCGAGGCGTTGAATGGCATGGATAACATAAGAAGATCCTTTTTGAATAGTATTGCCGTGAACATAATGCATCGCCCCAGACTTATAGTCTGGCCCAATGGCAACTTTACGTATATACATTATACTTCCGTTAAGACTCCTGTCTCTAAGTTGACATTCTTTTTGCCATACTTAGCTTCAAGTCCTGCCTGTATCTGACTTAAACTAGCGGCTTTATTTTCGATATCGGTAATAAGAGCAACCTTATCTTTCTCAAGACGAGAAAGGGTAACTATTACATCGCTTAATCTCATTCTTGTTTTAACGAATTCTTCGTTAAGAGTCCTTAATTCTTTTAAGTCCTCGGTTTCCATTGTAGGAGTTTCCATTTGATTTGATTTGATTTATTAAAAATTATACATCTATTACTTGATAAAGTGCTGTGATTTTTAAATTTACATCTGCCCCACCCGGATCGGTGATCGTTCCTCCACTCCCGGCTACTATGGTAACGGCAGTATTTTCTAAAATAGAAGTTGATGCTGCTCCGGGTTGAAGATGTGTGGTGTTATAAAACATTTTAGGTACGGTAGAATTAAAGAGTTGTAAGGTTTGGAGAATGGGTACGCTTCCTCCCGTAAAATAATCTAATCCCGTAGTAGTGCCTCCATATATTACTGTACCAAATACTTCGATAAATATCCCAGTTACTGCAATAGCCAAATTTGGCCCCGGAGCTGGTACTATTTCAATTGCCGGACCACCACTTCCTATTGATAGAATCTGTATTTTGTTTATAGCAGTCGTAAGCCTCAAGTCAGTATAGCCCTCATTGGTAACAGTTACTGCGTTGCCTACTGCCGTGGCTCTAGTATTTGGCCCCGTCCAATTTATAGATACGCAATCTGTAGTTACTGCTCCTCCCTCATCGGTAATGGTTGGCCCCAATGCCGTAATGGTAGCCGCTGCTCCTACTGCCGTAGCAGTAATTTTATTTCCCACTATATCGATAGAAGTACAATTAGTAGATACATTAACTCCCTCATCCTTAATGGTAAGAGCATATGTAGGTACTAATCCTATAATATCGGAAATAAGAAAATTTTTAGTTGCGTTCGCACTTGCAACATCGGTCCCAATTAATAGATCCGTTCCTAATGGAGGACTAATTGTGGGATATGTACTTATCTTTGCCATTATTGTGATTTTGGTTGATCTCCACTTGTAGATATTTCTTTAATGCTAAATGAGGCAATGTGTCCGGCTATTACGCCTAGAGTCACTAGCCCCAGTCCCACATATAGGACTTTATCGTTTTGGGATTCAATGCCTGTATCGATAATCGTTAATCCTATAGTTATTAATGATCCTCCTCCCAGTACACTAAATACTCTCTTGGAAGATACTTTTCCTTTATGGTCTTTTAATACTCCGGCAATGGCTTGTGCCACACTTGGTATTGCTTCGACAAATAGTTTTTTAAACATAATTATTTATTTTGTTCATTTTCACAATAGTGCCATAACGCAAACAAGATGAAAATAAAAATCATATAGGCACTTACCTCTGCGAAATAATCCATCTTTTACACAAAGATATGAAAAATTATTGTTCTATCTGCTTTATGCTTTTCATATGACAGTTGACAATCCTATCTTGAAACTCCTCTTCAAGAAGTAATCGGCACTCTCGCATATTAGTCATAAAAAAGTTTTCTATTAAGATTGCCGGACAGCTAGTATTTCGTAGGACATAAAATTGTGCCTCCTTGTCCCTATCTCCATCACTCTTATCCATGCGTAATGTGTGATCCATAAACTCATTTGTCATAGACTCTATAAATATCTCGGCAATGGGATCGCTTAAAGTCTCTCCTGGAGAGGTGTATACCGAATATCCATTAGCCGACTCCTTATTAAAGGCATCGCTATGTATAGATACATAAATGCAATTCTTGTGGAGGCGATGAAGAATGTTCGCTTTCTCCACTCGCTCACTCAAGGGCATATCTTCTTCAGTATCTACGACATCAATTGCCAAGATTCCTGCCTCTTTACATTTCGCTAATAATTTTTTTACTATCTCTCGGTTCCCAACTCCCTCAAAATATTGACCCCACAAGAAGTCTGGACTACGCTTACCCTTTGTTTGGTATTCTCCATCTATCATTCCTCCATGACCTGGGTCTAGTATCCAAGTGTATTTGCTAGTCATTTTTTTTTTTTGGTTAAGAGATTCCAATCTGCTAATGTATTGCCTTGAAGTATTTAAAAATACTCGCATACAAGCTTTAAGATTTTCTTTTAGTAGCCTCATCTTTGTCTCGTATTTTGATTTGCATCTCGCATATCTTAATATTTATCGCTACGTTTTTTTTATCGTCACGCCCAAAACAAGGAGCCATCTTTAGTTTATGTATTAGTTTCTCTAAATACATTTCTCATACTGCTCTACCAAGAGTTGTTTGGTAAGCTTGAATAGCTGTATATAAGTTAAGATTCTGAGTGACATTAAGGCGAGACCCTAAAACCCCAAATGCCAATTCCCTATCACTAAATAAATCTGCTGCTCCCCCATTATTCCTTGCTCCTAAATACAAAGCATCAGAGACAGGTGCGAGGACCATAGCAGCAGGATTCGCTCCTACATTAAGCCCATTACGATATCCATTCCACACTGTACTAGTTCCTCGAACATTGGCAATAAAGCCATCGGTAGGAATAACAACTCCGATTGCATTAGTAGGTGGTCTACCATAAAGAAATGTTAGTGTAGCACTAGCAGGGCGTATATATATATTGCCAACAGTCGTGGTGGCTCCCAAATCTACCCCATCTGTAGCGTTGGCGGTTCTAGAATAAAATCCCATTGTACCCGAAGTATAACTAACTAAATCGCTATTAGGATCAAAATGGGTATTGGCAAAAGATGATGTTCCATTAGGAGTCATGCCTGTGGTCCCATGTGTCCACCCCAAGGCAAATGTAAGCCTAAAGGCTCCATCAGTATCAAGGGGATTTTTTAAATTGAATTTGTGAGTAGCGGCAGTTCCTCCCACTATGGGATAGATGGCTTGGAGTAATGTCCATAATCCGGCTGCTTTCAAATCTTCAACTAAAGTATTTATTGCACTTATCTCTGTGGGATCCGTGATTCCGGCAGCTATAATGAAAGCATCGGCATCGGGATCAAGTGGCACAATGGCAGGAGCATCCGTAGATAAACCTATTCCAATTGATATGGCTATTCCAACACTCATTTACCACAATGCATTGATTGTATTAGCGGCTACCGTTGTGTTAGTGGTTAGAACCTTTAATACTTGAACCGGGAAATACGTTCCTGCCAATACTCCTGTAAAGACTAGTTCATCATGCCCAGCAGTAAGGACATTGATGTTTCCTGCTCCACCAATATATAAAACACATCCTTGATTGTTGTCAGGGAAGATGGAATAATTGTTGGGTTGGGCTAAAAAGATATCGGCACTTAATGAGAGTACGGTTGCACTATCACGTTCGGTAACTACCGCAATGGTGTTGGTGGTAGTGTTCATTACTATATCTCCTTTTTTTACATTGTCAGTTATAAAATTGGCAGTAGTATCTTCCAATTTACTTGCAGTAATGGTATCGTTAGCACCACCAGATATTAATGTCATTATGTTTGGTATGTTGATCGTGTCACTATATATTACTGGTAACGCCCGATACGTTTGGAGTTTTTGATACGCCATGATATGTTATTTTGTTTTTGTTTGTATATGGAAACATATTGTTTAATTTCTCTTTTCTCTTGGCACATCCACAATCGCCATCACTAACTTTATCTACAATTTGATGGATGCCCGTAGCTTTAGTGAATTTCTCTATGCTATCGCCAAGACCTTTCATTTAACAAATATAGTATTATTTTCTGTATTTTTGTTTTAGATGAAGTTCCAAAAGAAAACAATTAGACTCTATAGTCGCACCGAAGTACCCCAGAATTTTATGAAATTTTATAAGGTAATAAGATATTGGGCCAAGGCGAAGTATAAGTTAACATCTAGCGATCTGGACTTATTGTTTTTCATTTACTCCGAGGGCTTGTTCTCAAAAACGGATTTTGATTTCTTTACTCGCATTTATGCCTGGGATACCAATCGTTTTAAGAAACTCCTAAAGGAGGGATGGATCAGAGTCTGGAGGAAACCGAATAAACAAAAAAGGGAAAAGGCATTATACGATATGTCATATAAAGGGAAAAAGGTTATAGCCTCGATATATGATAAGATGCTCGGAACCGAGACATCAGATCAAAAGCCTAACAATCCTATGTTCTATGCTAAAGCATCTTCCTATAGCAATAAAGTGCATAGAGATGCTCTTATCGCTATGAATAAAGAGTACCGAGAAACAAATCCTAAATTGAAGAATGGCAGACCTGCCAATATTCCATTCTAGTAATCTACTTCCGTATTAACGCCCGGATATGATCTCCAGCTCCGTGGTACTTCATACCTTGATCACCACCATAGGCATGACCATCATCTTTTTTCGACATCGCTTTACTTTCGTTTCTGCGACTTTTTAAACTTTGCTTGTGTTTGCCTCTGTGCTTTGCACCTAGGGAATCATCAAGTCTTGAGTTGTATCCTTGTTTGTCCATGATTATTACTTTTTTTGTCTTTGTCGTTGTGCTAATTGTGTTCGGGTTCCTCCAATATGACTATTCATATCTTTGCCATAGGTTAATCCATAGGAAAGTCCTGGGGGAGCATTCATGCTCTTCTCCGCATTACTTCTGGCTTTCACCTTTCTATTTTTTCTAAGTCGGCTTTTAGGCATTATCTTTTTACTACCATTTTCTTGGTTTGATCTGCTTTATTTCTTTTCTCGTATAGCTAGGACTTTTCTTTAATGCTCCATCCTTTCTTTTAAGTGTAACTTTCCCCAACCTACTTCTCTGTTTTGATGTATGCCCAGTTGAGGTTCTAGACGAGGTATGCCCTTTAATTTTATCTTTTTCCATGCCCCCCTTTGTTTTTCTTTTACTTTTGTACATCTCTACGCCAGATTTTCGTGTGGTGTCCTTGCTTTTTGATTGTCTCAATCTATCTGCATGGTCCTTTCTTTTGTAAGGGCGGCTTTTGTCTTTTTCCACTGATCTTATGACTTTTCCAGTTTTCCTATCAGTAACAGTTCTTGACTTTACCTTGTTGACCCCTCTAGATGTTTTAGTGAACTCATAATTTCCTCTAGTTTTTTTAGATCGTTCTATGACCTTTCCACTTTTGGTTGTGCGAATACTAGCTTTCATTCTAGGTGCTGCCTTTGTTTTTGGACTTGTTTTGCGTGTTGCCATAATTATTTATTTTTTTATTTCCAAGTTACTGTTCTTCTCCTTTCTCCATATGGATTAGGGTTGCCCGGAGTACTGCGATAATCATCAGTTACCACTTTAGTCCCTTTCCGTTTTTTCTTTACTTTAGTTTTTGTGGTACGCTTACCCAGATCGTGATAATGTTGTTCTTGTCCTTTGGGGCCTTTAACCGAGTCCCCCCCATACTCGGACTTACCTTTATGGTATCCACCTATACGAGTAGTGGTTCTAGTTTTTTTAGTGTTAGGTTTTGTTTTGGTAACAACCTTTCCAGACTTTCTTCCCCCCATTGAGCCGACCTCTGCTTTTCCCTTTACAAACTGGGAGTACTCTTGCTTTTTCTTCATCTCGGAGTACACCTCATCTGGAGAAAGCTTTTTATCAAAGGTCTTAAACTGCTTAGTGCGTTTACGATCTTTTCTGTTATCTCCTGACATCTTGTTTCTCATAGCTACTTCGCTTTGTTGTGCCTTTTAGTTAATGAAGTCGGTGCTTTTGAGCCTTTAACATCTTCTTCCCTTTGAGATTTTTGCATTCCACCACCATAGGCCCACTTGTAATCTTTCTTTAGGTTATCCATCGTGAACTGCTTAAAGAATCCTTTCTGTCCGGGTGCCCGCCAATGACCATGCAACTTCTCCTTTGTTGTCATAATCCTTTTAGCCTGTTTCTTCTTTGACCTACCGGGGCCATCCATCTTGTTTCTCATGGCTACTATTCTTTTCCTAATACTTTTCTTCTTCCACGGGCAATTCCTCTAGCACCTCTGTACTTATCCTTTGTAGTATGTTGTGGGGCCATCTTTCCCTTTTTCCTAACAGAAGTTTTCTTTTTAATATGACCTTGACCAAATTGATCCCTGGTGACCTTGCTCTTCTTTACAACATGGCGTTTCGGAAATTCATAGTTTCTATACTCCGCTCCATCTTTAGCGGCATTGATAACCCTTTCTTTCGTCTTAGTGATTCTTCGTTTTGACCCTGCTTTCCTATTGATCTGTTTAGTGCGAGTCTCAACCGAGCCTCTCAAAGGGGGACTAAAACTTTTATCTACTAAAACTTGTTTCTTTTTAGTAACGGTTTTTCTTTTTGGTTTGCCACCCTCGGTGGGATGTAGTGGTTGTGAAGTTCTATAAGTCATTGTTTAATAATTTGTCCATCTTTATTATACGTAGGTGGAGGGTCAGGATAATAGCATCCATCTTTAACACCACCACACGAGCCTAATAAGAATAGAGTTAATAAAATATAATATGTTTTCATAAAGCTTTTTCATACTCCGTATTCTTCAGCAGTTTTTCCCATCATCGCCAAACCGGTCCGAGCCTGTTTCTCACCCTTTTTGCCATACTTCCCTGCAAGGGCCGCTCTCCATTTAGATTTTGGAATCTTATCGCCGGGGGGTGTTCCAGTTGTTTCGTGGAACCCACCTTTTTTAATTTTAAACTTATCGCCACCTAAGTCGACAGTCTCCATCTTAGTCTTATAATGATCTTTAAATGCTTTTCCGCTTGTTCTTGCCATCTTTTTTTAATTTACGTAAATGTTGTTTATGTTTCTTCAACAATATTTTAATGCTATCCAAACGTGCATCGACCCCATCTAACTTTTGTTGACATTCTTTTTTTTTTCCTCCTCCTCTAAATAAGTACGAGCATCTACGCTATCGACTTTTACGGAGTCAACATCATCGATCCGCTCATTACTATGACTAGTCTCGCAACTAATCGTTAGCAGAAGAACGAACAATATCCCTAAGAAGTTCATATATCTCATTCGTTTGGTTTTGTATAGATTTTACCCTCTCCTCTAAACGTATGATGGTCTTGCTGTCCTCTTCTAATATCTCCATGCGCTGCTCCATCCGTTCCAACTTGTAGGAGGTGTTATAATAAAACCCTCCTATGCCGCCTATAAATATAGCAATAGTTAGCAGAAATTTCAAATCAAATTTTTCTGGGTTCATCTATTCCTTTTGTACAAAGGTAATAAATTTTATAGACATATTACGATGTCCCTCTCTTGGATAATGGTATAAATAGTGTCACCATTAAGTCTGGCTTTGTGTCCGGCAGCCTTGTCATAATACACAATGCTCTCATTGTCAATGTGATTGCACTCAGTTCCCGAACTTATTACTTTACCTTTTTTATAGCGCATCTCATCCATCTCATCGCCAGACATAATAAGCCCGCTCTGAGTAGTTGTCTCCTCATTGATGGGCATGATGACTATGTGTTTACCTATTGCTTTCATAATCTTACATTTGTGATGATTGCATTAGTGCTTAATATTGTGGTCGCTACCGAAACAGCATTCTCAATAGCACACGCAGTAACCTTGGCAGGATCAATGATGCCAAGTTTATACATATCTCCTACCTCCTTGGTGCGAACATCGACCCCTATGCCGTTGGCATCGAATTTTTTTGATATCTCATTGGGATCAATTCCCGCATTGCGACAGATAATGGCGAACGGCTGTGATAATGATTTCATTAAAATCACTTGCCCTAATGTCTCCGACTTGGTACTGCCATTGGTCTTATAATTATTGGCGATATTTTTTAAGGCTATCCCTCCACCAGGAAGAATGCCATTCTCAAGGGCGGCACGGGTCGCACAGATGGCATCATCTACACGATCCCTTTTTTCCTTTAACTCAATATCGGAATTGGCCCCCACATAAACCACGCCAATGCCTCCGGTTAAAGTGGCTATGCGTTCTTTGATGAACGCCTTTTCGTGGTTTAATTTTGTTTCATCGTGAAGTTCCCATAGCGATTTGATGTGGTCTTCAATGAGAGGAGCATTCTCCGTTAAGGTCAACACCGTTGTCTCTGCCGTAATGATGGCTTTCTTAGCTTCACCTAAATCATCAAACTCAATGAGACTCAAGTCATCACCCATGCTCTCGGAGAAAAATTTCGCTCCCGTAGCTTGGGCTATATCCTGGCACAACTCGTGAGACTTATATCCAAACTGAGGAGGGATGATATTGCATACGTTGATGATGCCTTTCATGTGATTCACGGCTAATGTCTTAATGGCGTTCTCACCAACATTGCCGATGATAAGAACAGAGCGACCCTTTTTTAATACCGGAGTCAATGCCTTGTCAATAGCACTAATGCTATTAATCTCCTGATCGGTAACTAAAATGTACGGCTTGTCTAATACGCACATCTCCTTGCGAATGTCGTTGATGAAATGCTTGGAGGTGAATCCCCGGTGTATCTTAACACCCTCAATGATGTCGCAGTAGGTATCAGAATTTTTTGAGTCCTCCAATGTGACTACGCCACCACGACCTACTTTAGTGTATGCCTCCGCAATGATCGAGCCTAACTTATCATCATTATTAGAACTTATCGTGGCAACATTTAAGATGCCCTTGGTGGTAATTTTTTTTGCCGACTTTAATAATACCTTAACAATCTTATCGCTCATCTGTCGAATAGCACCTATCATCTCCATCTTGTTAATATCCTCTGGCTTACTCTTCGCAATATAATCTAATGCCGTGTTGATTATAGATTGTGTTAACACGATTGCCGTAGTCGTTCCATCACCAGCAGTGATGGCAGTATTTTCAGCGGCCTCTTTCATCATCGTTACCGCCAGGTTCTCAATAGGATCCATTAAGGTTATGCTCTTGGCAACGGTCACCCCGTCTTTTGTAATCGTTAGTCCACCCGTGTGTTGCTCCGATTCTATCAGAACGGTTTCGCCTCCAGCTCCGAGGGTGCTTTTAACTGCATCGGCTAATTTGTTGATGCCGGAAAGTAACTTGTCTCGACCGTCAGAGTCGAAACTGATGTCTTTAACTATCATTTAATTTGATTTGATTTTATACAAAGTTAAATTTTTTGTCGAACTTTAATAGCTTATCCCGGATATACATATAAACATTATGAAAATCTATAGAGCATTGATACAAACTAAAGGCGATATACAAGTGGTCTATGTCGCTACCAATCCCCCTCATACCGTTATCGATGAATATGCTATCGACTTCCTTTTTAATAATAAACAAATCTTCTTCTACTTTTATGACGAGCAGGAAATGGAAGACTTTATGGACGAGGGATCAGGACGAGATTGGGAACTAATAGACTGTAAATACCTAACAGAAAAACTCTCTATTGAGTTTGAAGTCTTCTCCAAAAATTGAATGTCGAAGTGTCAACTTAACACCGGTCCAACTCCCTTTTACTTTTTATTATAATATAATATGGTTTTTTTAAATCTCTATAGTACGTACTAAAGTCGACATTCCGACATTGAACTATATTAATATATTATAAATCAATAACTTATAGTTTTCTAAACCGACATAAAGTCGACATTAAACCGACATTAAAAAGAATAAACCGACACTAATTGTTAAGAAATGTAATCAAAAGTTAACTCCTCAAAAGAAAAAGTGAAACTGCTGTAGTAATCTAATACGAAAAAAGTTTGGTCGTGAACGTAATCCATCTTGAATATAAAGATAATAAAAAGGGGCTAGACCCCCAAATGTCTTTGCCCCTTTTGTAACTAATGGAAAACTAGTTATTGCTTATAAACTACCCTCGTCCTTGTCTATCATCTTGGCTATCCGGATAGCATCAACGCCCTGCATGATCTTCTTCATGTTCTTCGCAGAATTCTTTATCTGTCCCGCCCTGAAGATGCCCGTCTCTGTGTCCGGTGCGTTGTTTACTAACCTACCATTCTTGATAGTGTAGTCGTTGTCGTAGAAATGATTCTTATGCTCTAAAGTTTTATACTCGTCATCACCTTTGTGTTTCGGAGTTCCTTTCTTTGGATAGCTACTCTTGATAGCCTTGTAGATCCCTGGTGTGTTTTTTGACTTTGCCATTTAACAAAGATAGTAAAAATTTTTATTACACATACCGAAGTCGAGGGTTATTATATAGCACACAAGCGGCCCGGCTCTGGGGAAACGGATTGGAAATCGAGGGGGGGGGTGGGTCTTTTTCCAGAAATATCTGGACTTTTTGGCTCGTTCGTTCTGGGTCAAATCGACCTCCCTACTTAACATAATAATAATTATAGGACAAGCTCCCCATCTAGTGGGCCATTGCAATATGCTAAAAATCTCGGAAAGTCGCACCAGTTCGCACCAGTTTAAAAGAGTCATTAGGATATGGATAGGAGCCTACTAGGTTAAAGAGGTCTTTAAGACTGGCTTAAAGAAATTAAACCGAATAGAGAACTATCGGTTTATAACTGGTCAATACCCAGTAAGCCTAAAAAAAATTAGAACAAAATGCACCTAAAAAATGCATCATAAGCCGCTGATCAGCAATAGATTACATACATTTTGACCTTTCAATTTAGGTATAATTAAATCATGCCATTGTTTACTAACTAGTTTTACACTATATTTACACTAGTTTTTAACTATTAATTAACTAAACTAAACAATATGAAAAACGCACCAGTAATGAATAAAAAGGCTTTAATGCTCCTAGTGAATACCTACCGACATAAAGGCTTAATAGGATTAACTTCAGACCTACAGACCCTTGAAGACAAATTAACTCTTATACCTAGTCAACACAAATCGAATACATGGCTTTATAACATCAAGAAATTCAAAGCTTTTACATCAGATGGCATAACTTCAGACCACACCAATTTACCTTTTACTCTATTCAATAAAAACGGAAATAAAAAACTCCCTTTTTACACGTTCTCAAGCCTCCCTTTATTCACTTGTAACGGAGCGTTCGAATGTGCCAAATTTTGCTATTCATTAAAGGCATGGAGGTATCCTAGTGCATTCTTTCGCCAGTTCATGAGTTTTATCCTTATGATTGAACGTAAGGACATTATAGCCGATGCATTCCAGACCATCAAAACTGGAGCCGATTTAAGGTTATATGTAGATGGTGACTTCAGTAGTGTTGAAGACCTCCAGTTTTGGTTTGACCAGTTGAAGACTCGACCAGACATCCAGTCATATGGTTATAGCAAATCATGGAATTATTTCCTAGAGTATAAAGGCAAATTTCCAGATAACTACCGATTGAATTTAAGTTCTGGGTCAAGGTATACTCACTTAAAACCTTTAATGGAATTATTACCATGTACCAGAGGTGAATTCATAGCCGTTCCCAGTAAGGTAAAACAGACCTCAACTAACTGGAAAGAATACGCTAATGAGGTGCGACAATCGGCAAAAAATCAAGGGTATAATAAAGTATTCGTTTGTCCATCTGTTTGTGGGTCATGTACTGGCAAGGGTCATGCTTGTGGATTGATGGCATTAAAAAATGTAGCTATAGCCATCGGCATACATTAAGCCTCTTATAAGCCTCCTATAAGCCTCCTAGCGTTAGTTCGTTAGGGGGCATTGTAGGTATTACTAACTAAACTAAATTATTATGACTAACAAGATTATCGATTACATCATTTATTTTATGGCTATTTTAATGTTTGTGCTTATTGCATCTGGAATGATTTGCTTTGCGTTCTGGGGCATTGTAGAGGTGCTACAAATAGCCATATTATTCCCTTTAATATTTATGATTATTGCCGTTACATTACACGAATTTAAAAGCTAGATCAAAAAAACAGTCATCAAAAAAACTAAACTAAAACTAGAGTATTATGACAAAAACTAAAGATTTAAAATGGGTCAAATGGACAAATGAGGAACATATACTTTGCACCAATGAATATGAGCCACAGAAGACCAAAATTGCTTGTGTTATTCAAACGCATAAATATTATAATGATTGGATAGTATATCTATATGACAGAAAGTGGAATGAACAACCTCTGGGATGTGTCCAAGGCTTACGTAAAGTTAAAGAACAGACCTTTGAAGAGTTGAAGAAAAAACCACCAGTTCAAAGGTGGTAAAAACCAATAACCCCAGACCCCTCGCCTCACATCCTTAATTGGTTGTGGGGCTTTGTAGGTATTTTTAACTAAACTAAATTGAATTATTATGAAAAATTACATCGCAAATTTAATCGAGACAAGAGGCACAATCAATGCCAGTATTTACATCATTAAACAATTATCACCATTGGTATCTTTGGTGCTTTGTTATATGGGTTTAATGATAAGCTTAACGAGTCCTCATTTCAATTCACCAGAGGCATCAATCTATAGTGGATTTTTATTCTTTTTTGGATGTGTCGGATGCATCCTATTAATTGGTAAACAGAGCCGACAATAAAGCTTAAACCAATAACCCCAGACCCCTCGCCTCGTACCCTAATCGGTCGAGGCTTTGTGGGTATTATTAACTAAACTAAATTTAATATTATGACTTATCAAAAAGCACAAATTTCAATAGATGGCATAGATGCCAAATTTCCTATTTGCTACCTCGACCATCATAAGAGATGGAATGGGTGGAGTTTACCCTATCTCCCAGTTGAGGACATCGTAGAGTTCGTTAAACTCTGGAATGAAGAGGGATGCCTTAAAGAGGGTGATGAGTGGAGTTTTAAGATTCATTATAGTTCAGATTCCCTCTTGTCTATAGCTACTAAACAAATCGTAGGACTTGAGTACGTTGACCCCACATGGGAGGGTGAGCCATATATAGCCGAGATTCTAACACTACACCCCACCAATAAAATCTTTGTCGTTGACATCTCAAACGGCTTAATCTGGGAGCATAAATTAATCACCAAGAAGTACAATGCCGAGGGTGAAAGGATGACCGATTGTTGTGGTACATACTCAAGCTATTACGACATTGATTTATGTTGTAAGAAATGCAAGTTTTATGTTGGCATTGGTGAGGGTGATGGAACGGAGTTCAAGACAGATGATTCTACCCCCAAAGCTTTAAAAGCATAAGCCTATGAAAATGTATCACGTAATCAAGGAAAAGAAGTCTTATGGCTATATCTTCGGAGAGGATATAAACCACGCAGTATCGATGGCTAAAATGAGCATTGGATACTGGGTAAAGCATGAGCATTTAACTCAAATTAAATACAGAAGATAATGAAGAAAAGACTATGGAATTATGCGAAGACCAAGGTACA